TCAATCATTTTACTTGCTAATTCAGCAAGACCAGACTTATCTACTTTTGGTCTACCTTTATTACCAGCATCTTCTTCTTGAGAAATAAGATTATCAAGTTCAGCTAATGCTTCTTGAACATCAACTTTTTCTTCTTCCTCATTATTAGCATCATCTGTTTTATTTACAACTGTAGTTTTTTCAGGCTTGTCAAGGAACGTAGTATCTACTTTTTCTTTAGAAAAAATAGATTTTGGTTTATCTTCATTAGAATCTTCATTGTCTTCCGGAAGCATTATGGTATCTGCTCCAGGCATTCCGAATAATTCATCAATATTTACATCTACCTGAGCAACCGTTGTTGACTCTTGCATTTCATTGTTGTTGGTTTCCATGTTGGTTTTGGTTTTTATTTATAATATAATATAGTTATTAAATTTTAAAAATTTAAAAGCCTGTAATTAATTTTGTCTACTATATGGCTAAGCTTATTTCTTTTCTCCACCTTTTTTGGATTTAGAATCTGATTGAACATCATATTTATTTTTATTTACTCTAGCAATTTCAAGTTGCTTATTTGCAATATCCTGTTGTGCTTGAAGTTTTTGCTGTTCAATATCCATTTTTTGTGAATGTATTACCATATTATCACTTTGTTTCTGCCTTTGGATATCTGATTGTTGTCTATAAGCATCTGTTTCTTTAATCTCTTTCATAGCATCTCTATAATCTGATACTTGATTTTCATTAATATCTACCATAGATCCGTAACCAGCAGCTCTAATTTCTGCAACTAATATGTCTCTTTGTCTATCCTTTTCTTTCTCAGCCATTTGAGAATCAATTTTCATTTGCTCCATTTGTTGTTGAGCTTGAAGTTGTTGTTCTTGCATTTGCTGAGCTTGTTGCATTTCTTGTTGTTTCATTTGTTCTTGTTTTTGCTCAGTAGATTTTAATGCAGTATTAAGTTCTGCAATTGAATCTGACTGAACAACCTTACCAAGATCATAGATAGAAGCGCCTGTAGTATTATTCTGCATTGCCATTTGCTTTAATTGTTCAAGTATGGCTCTATTATTTGCAGTAGTAGTACAGAATATATTAAGGTCTCTCATTAAAAGATCTGTACCATTAATCTCAAAGTTTACTTTTTCATCAGCAGAAGTAATATAAGTTAATCTTGTTGATGGTTTAGTTGAATGATAATACTGTGCTAAATCTGTACGCATCTGATGAACTCTAGGCATTAGATAATCACAGTGCTGTATAAAGAATATTTCTGTTTGTGCATAAGATGCTGCTGCAGCTTGTTCTACTCCTGTAGCAGTCATCTGAGATAATTGCTGTCCCATTCTTTGTGGGTTAACACCAATTACTTCATACGCCTGTTGTTTAAAATAATTTCCAAGTTGAATCCTTGACATCAATCTGCTAGTCTGTTCAAGATCCAGTTTTTGGAAATGCTGGAAGTTTAATGCATTCTCTGTGTTTGTAATAGATGTATCCAATGGTAACATCTGAAAGTTCTTCATTGCTACATATGCTTTAGCAAGATTATTCTTACCCCAATCTTCACCTAATGAATGTCTAGGTAAAGTATTTTGATCAAGCATAATAATAGTTCCAAGTTCATCTACTAGAATATCTGCAATCTGATTGTTTACAATATTGTATCCAATCTGATATGGCTTCATTAAGTCAATAAGAGCAGTAGACTTAGTATTTCTATCTGAGAATACAGATCCTTCTACCGGTAGTTTACAACCATATAATGTAGTATCTCCTTTAAATTGAAATCTTAAAGGATTGATTTCATTCTTATCAATACCAATATACATTGGTGAAAACCCACCAGGATTATTCATACCCCAATAGCTTGGAATATTAGGGCCAATTTTAACACCACCCCATACTTCATTAATCCAGATCCAATCAATATGCTCACCGTATATTAAATTATCTTTTGTTTTATTTTTAAATAATCTAGTATCATACATTGGTTTGCTTGATAGCTTATAGTCTTCCGTTACTATCTCATTTAAAACTTCTCCAAGCTCAGTTATTTTAGTAAGATGTCCAACTTTTCTTTGTGACTTCCAATATACAGTTGTTACTCTTAATAAATAAGCAGTACCTTGATCAAAATAATCTTCCCCTTCTGATAAAATTTGATTTATTATATCACCTCCATCATATACTGAATTAGCGGCTGCTGTTGTAAATTGTCTATATGCTAATGAAGGCATGTTGGTATTCCATTCATGTGATTTAGTGGCATCATAAAATGAACCATCATTTTGTAAACCACCAATATTATAACCAGCTGATCTTATAGGATAAACAGCTTCTAATGCAGCAAGCTGATCTTCATTCATCAAGTATCCATACTTATCAATAACATCTGCAGGAGTTAACATATCTGTTTTACCAACCCACTGTGCTTGAGAAATATATCTAGCATCAGGAGATTTGTGATAGAATGTAACTACAGGATTCCATAGTTCTACTTCATAATCATCTTCTCTCATTTGAAAATGCCAAAATTCTCTGTCTGTAATAAGCATGTCACGGAAAGCTCTTTCTTCTAGCTCATCCATTTTAAATCTTTCTACATCTACTTTATGTTGGTGTGTAGCCCATTGTTCTATCATTGAACGGTAATCTTTTTTAAAGAATTGTTCAATCTCTGGTAATGACTTTAAGTTATCTGGTGCTAATTGCTGTTTGGCTTCTGGAGATTCAGGATCTAATCCTTGTTCTAATAGTGCTGCAGTAATTTTAACTTGAGCATCAGCTAAAAGAGTATCTTCAACCATTTGTCTTTTTTCCTCAAGCATTTCATTATATGAAAACTCATCAGAAGATCTGTATGTTAATTTAGTTGATCTCTTTGCAAATTCCGCTACAAGAACATTAATTACATTTGGAATAATAGGATAAAACTTAAGCTCTAATGCTGATTCATCTTCTCTAGTTAGAAGTTCAACAATATCTTTATACTCATTATTCTCTTCTACTATATAATCTGTTCTATCAATAATACCTTTTGCAAGTTTATAGTTCTTCATTAACCTGCGAGAATTTCTGCGGATTTGTTTTAATCCTTGCCATTCAATCCAGTCAAGATTCCAAGAAGCCCATTCCTGAGTTTTTTCTTTTTTAGGAATAAATTGTAAGGGCTGTGTTATCGTACCAATCTTTTGATAATCTGCCTTAGCACCATTTTTTACTTGAAGAGCATTTAATATCTGCATATCTATTACTTAATATTTCTAAATGGAGATCTTCTTAAAGACATTCCACCAGTTGAGCCATTTCCACCCATATGACGAAATGGAGTCTTATTTAATTTAAACAAATTATTTGACTTTTGCAAGTTTTTAGAAGCATCATCCATGATAACTCTCTTAGAATAACCTCTGTTAGCTTGCTGTATTCTCATAAAAGCTACAAGTGCAGCAAATGATACAAGTCTATCCACGTTGACTCCATCTGCATATTCTTGCATTTCTTTAAGTAACATGGGATCTGGGATACGCTCTATTCCGTACTTAGTCCGTACAATAGTACCATCCGTTTTAGTTTCTACATCTAACTCTTCTCTACAGTATTCTATAGTATAACTTAATAAGTGAGCCTTAAATAACGTACCAGTATTTTTCCAACCATACTCCTGGAATACATTAGCATTTGAACCTAGGTCCTTTAAGAACATAATTTGACTCTTTGGTACAAGATACTTTTGTTTTTTTCTAGATATCATGTACTGAATAAATAATGAAATGTTATTTTCAATTAATGTCCAAGCATTGTACCATTCTATAATTAACTCTAGTCTCTGGTGAGTTTTATTAATATCATCAAATCTACCACACCATGCAGCCACAATTTTATCCTGTTCAATATATGTTTCTGTTTCTCCTACAGTAACTTTAGTTACTTCTACAGGAGCTTTCATAATATAGATAGAACAGAGTGATTCTGATGTAGTTGTTTTACCTTCTGATACAGGGTCAATAGATGCATAATATTGACCAAAAGTTGGATCCTTAATTGGTCTTTCCCATACTACAAGCACACCTGTTTTATCTTCTAATTTTTTAGGAACTGGAAATTCTTTAATTGGTTGTTTATCAGTTGATCTTACAGCAACTTTGCCTATATCATCTGTAAAGATATCTAAGAACTCATATGCATATTCTTTCTCTTCAATCCTTCTTTGTTGAGCAGCAACTAAATGTGTTGGAAAAATAGATACTGATCTATGTGCAAATGCTTCTCTAATATTTCTTGGGTGCTGAGATATTCTTAACTGGTAATCTTCTGGATTAAGTTCTTTCTTCCATTGTTCAAACTGATTATCTAAAGCTATTAGAGCTTCTTCCACCAGAGAATTACCGAACTCATCAATATAAGGAGGCATTGACCATTGCTCAGGAATAAATAATCCTGACAAACCAACAGTACCTTTCTCATCAATAAGGTTAGTTTCAACTGCATAAATATCTTTTGAAAGTGGATTGAGAATCATATCTCTTAGTGGTTCACACTGAGACAAGTCACCCACAGATCCTGCTGCAATGAACATACCTGTAGTAACCATACCTGAGCGC